GATTACTGAATAGGTTGTGCCGTCTGCACCAATCGCAGCACTTGGTGTAACATTTGTTCCAGACCAAGTTTTGACCTCGGCTCCTTTTACGTCGTGAACTATCTCTTCTGTTATTGTTTGTTGTGTTGTTGTCGTTGACTGCATCGACCCTGTTGTAAATTGAGGCGTGACAGTGTTTCCTCTTGCGATTGCGGGTGACAACAATGCTAAGAGAAGAATCCATTTTTTCATTTCTTTGGTGTAGTAGGTTCTTTCTTATCTTTTTTACCATTACCAGTAGACAAGCCAAAAGTGGCTAGTGCTCCCGAAAAAATCGAAGCGACGAACGTGATATCGCCTGCCGTAGCTGACTTCTTGACCATAGGCAGCTCAACATAAGCTAATGTAATAATAAACCCTGACCAGATAACTACACCTAAACGCACTGCTGCACCTAGTACTGCCATCTGTTCTTCATGGTCATCTACATTTTCTTTGAGCTTGGTAAAGATTCCTTTTTTTTCTGGCGGTTTTGTCTCCATTTATTTATCTTACCTTGTATAAATTTTTGTGCTCTTTTTCTAATGTTTTCAATTAGAGGCTGTGTAAGCGTTGTTGCTGCCACAGCTGTCACCGCCGTTGTAACAGCAGCTACTACAACTTCCGCAGAAGGTTGAGGAACTGGCTGTTTAATAAACGGTATTTTTAAGGTAGGTGGTTCGGGTGTTTCCTCTACAGTCTTGACTGGTTCATCTTCCTGATCTCGTAGATCGCTCGGAGGAACTACCATAGGTTCATAGTATGGTACGTCAGCTGTAGGTAACGGTATTTCTACCGTTTCTATATCAACTATATCAGGTAATATTATGGTGGGTATATCCACTATGCTGGTTTACTTGCTATTAAATATGCTTTCCACGCAGTTTTAACATCAGTAGTCCAAACTACATTACATATGCCCTGTACTTCTGTAGGTTCTGCTGATATATCAGTATCAACTAAATTATCAGAAGCATCTAATGATCCGGGTTGTAATACATATCTTTCAAAAGATCTTGTTAGTTCTTTGCCATCTTTTTTGATGACTGTTGCTTTACGGACTTGTACCGCTTTGTGTTGACCGACAACTTCTATCTTGTCGTATTCTGTTGTTTCTGTTAATGCCATTATTTATCCTGTTATGTATACTCCACCACCAGCAATACGAGTATCGCCGCCATTCCAAAGAGTGTTTGCAGTTGAATGAGTCCTGTCTCCTCCTGATGGTGCTAGTAATAATTGAATTATTGTTGAGTTTTGGTCAACATAAGAATGTTCAATATTTTGTCCTAATTGATATTGCCAAGGTATTGTACTTGCACCATATCCCAACATATTGTTAAAGGTAGCTGTAAAAGGTAATCCTTTAATTATTCCGTAGTTTGTATCTGATGAAGTACCAGTAACTTGACTCATTTGAATATAAAAGTTGTAATAAACTAGACGACCAACTTTTGTATATGTACCATAGTTGGAAGTATAGGTAGCTGAAAATCCAGAATTTATTGTAGGAATCCAAGTTCCTTCTTCATAGTCATCTAGCAGTTCACTTGTCTTTCCAGATGTATCAGAAGTTGCAGAGAAGTCTATACCATGACCAGAAGTTCCAATTACTAAATCTCCATCATGTATTTTAACATCTCCACTCGAATCAATTGTCACTCGATCAGAATTTTGACAAGTCCCAGCTGAAGCAGTTTGAAAAATCAAAGCTCCGGGTGAAATATTGTTTCCAACTGTTCCATCAACTCGTGATCTTATTGCAGCGGTATTACAATAGTTTCCAGCACCATCTTTAATACTGTAAACAATATATCCAGAACCAGAATTGTCTTGAAAAGATGCTCCAGAGTTTAACCAAAGTAATGGGTAATCAGTCCTACCATTTAATGCTATTGTCGCACCATGAGTAGGATCGTTCCACGCTCCTGTTACTTGAAATTGTGGTGTATATGAACTGGTATGTGATCTTGAAGGTATCTGAAAATCAGTTCCATTACCAATAACCATACGTTTTTCAGTAGTAACTAAACTACCATCAAAGGTAAACTTAGACTCACCTTCTAAAGTATTAGCAGTACCAGAGCCAGTAATAACTCTGTTATCTGCGTTGTTATTTATTGTTGTACCAGTAACAGTTTCAAACGTAGGATCTGCTCCGTTGTTTGCACGTAGAAACTTACCATCGTTAGATGATGTACCGTGTTCTAGTTTTGCTAGTGTTACTGATGTGTCTGCTATCTCACTAGACCCCACAGCGTTTGCGGGTATCTTCCCTGACGTAATGGCATCGTCTTTGACACCATCCGTCCCTATTTTTGTTAATGCCATTATGTATCTATCCTAATTTTAGAAATGTAAAGCCTGTTCTTTGTGAAGTACTTGAAGCCATAACTTTATGATTAGCATTACCTTCTACTAACATCCGAACCTGATCGTGCGTGGTATCTGTAACATTCATTATAAATTGAGTTGAAGTCATACCATACGCATTTGTAGTATATCCCGAATCGAAAGATATTGCTTTACTTTCAAAACTAGCTCCAGAACCATGCTTAGTTTGTAGGGCTTGCATAAAACCAGTTTGACTTCCGCCTGCGGCATAAAATTGAGCATAACCCATAATTAAATATACACCAGTACTAGGAAAATTAAAAACACCACTTGATTGAGTCATTGCTGAACCAATATTACCAAAACCAGTAGAGTCATTTCGTTCCCAGTTTGCTTCTAAAACTTGTCCACCCGCACCACTGAATGTGTAATGAGAGGTTATTCGCCATTGATCTGCCATTGCTAACCCACCAGTAGGTTGAGCTACAAAACTAAGATTTCCAGAACCATCAGTTTTAATAACTTGATCTGCACTACCATCTGTTTGTGGCAGCGTAAATTCGCTTGCACCGTTAGCTGTGTGTACAAGCTTGTTTGTTTTTATTGTACTCATTATGCTATTGCCGTTATTTTTAATTTTGGTATTCTTAGTCCATTATCGCCGGTTAGTGTAGTACCATCCATAAAATGATTGTTATGAATTTTACTATTATAAGAACTGTTATCAGATTCTCTCGCTTGCACTTTTATGGTTTTATTAGATGTCCAAGCACTACCTTGTACTTTTCCATTAGCATAATCATTACTACCTACTGATAAATCAAAAACCCAATAAGCTGTTTGTGCTTGATGAGAATGATGATAAGAGTTGTAGTCTGCCGCAACAGTAGTTTTACTTGGAGTAACTGCTGTTCCATCAATTAATATTTGGTGATGAGTAATACCAGAAGTAGTGGCCGCTTCCCACATAAAATCAAACTCATAAATTAATGCTTTCGTTCCAGTGGGAGGTGTATAAGCAATACTACTACCAGTTAAATCAGTATATGTAGTGTCTAAAGCTTGAACTGCTGTTACGTTACCTAAAGTATAAGTTCCGGAACCTACGGTCACACTTCGACCATCACACATTCCAACTACAGTTTCTATAATCTGTCCAGCACCAGCAGCTGCACCAAAACTTAAATTGCTAGAACCATCTGTTTTTAATACTTGTCCAGCTGAACCATCAGCTACAGGTAATTTAAATGTTAAGTCTGCACTACTTGTTGTTTGAGTTGGAGCGTCGAGTGCAACTGACCCTCCAGACTGTGCGTTTAATTTTATACTCATGCTGCTACCTCCGTAACTGTAAGTGATGAAGTAAATCTTCCAGAAGTGGAATTATTAGCATCAGTATTTGATCTATTAACGTAAATAGTACCACTACCTTGAGTTTGACATTGTATTTTATAAGTCACCTCACTTGTAGTTGATGGACTATCGAGAAAAGTTTGTGAACAGCTGTTTACATCATTTGCTTGGTCAAAATGTAAGCTTCCCAAAGTTGCTGAAACTCTACTACCAACATCAGTACCTAAACATATAGGTGTTGAGTCTCTCATAAATCTAAAGTATGCTTGAGTGCTACCATCACCAATACCATGTATATTCGCAGATACTAATATTTTACTGTTAGAACTTGTTGGTGTGATTGCTACAGACAATCCAGTAACATCAGTGTATGAGGTGCTAGCAGTACTAAAAGCTGCATCTGTTTTTGTGACTGATTTTACTTGTAAAACTTTACCTCCAACACCACTTGCTAAAGTTGCTGACGTTACGGTGCCAGCTGGTAAACCACCAGCAGATATACCTGAGATAGTACCGTTTCCGTTTATTGTTATTGACATTATACTATTGTCCAGTTAGATGTACTTGGTACTGTTACTGTTATTCCGCTGTTAATAGTAATAGGACCAAATGATCCGGCATTTCTATTTGCAGATATTGAATAATCATGTGTAACAGTTTGCTGGTTTTCCCAGAATACTGCGTTACCTCCAGAGTTACCTCCAGTAGCACCAGCTTGTAAACCTGTTAGATTCGACCCATCTATAGCAGGGAGTGTACCAGTTAAATTTGCAGCCGGTAAGTTTGTTAAGTTAGCTGCACTTATTGCTGGTAAAGTTGCAGGGAATCTTGCATCAGGTATAGTACCAGATGTCAAGTTAGATGCACTCAATGCTGTTAAATCTACAACAGCCCAAGTTAAGCCACCTGTGTTACCAGACTGAGCTTGTAAAAAGTATCCATTAACTGGACTATTACTTACCTTTAACTTAGCTTCACTTACAGCATCAGATGTTAATTTAGCTTCTGTTACTGTGTTATCACTAGGTGTACCTATCGCTGTAGCTGCACCAATTAGTGTTACAAATAAACTAGATCCACTAGCTGGAGCTGTACAGAATTTAATTCCGTTGTTACCTTCTAGATAGAATCCTTCGTTACTTGCATTGTATGAGCCACTGTTTGGTTTTTGTATAACACCATTAAGACTAACTATAAGTTGTCCAACGCTTGTTACGTTAGCAGCTACACTAGCGTCTCTTAAATCGTATGATACAATACTACCATTAAATGTAGGTGTGCCTGATGTAGCTCCGTCAGGTACAACTGTTAATAATTTAAAGTCTCCAACAGAGGTTACAGCATCATACTGTGTGTTACCTAAGTCATACACCTTCATTATATTTGTAGATGTATCAAACCATAGGTCTCCGTCTCCTAAAGCTGAACCGTCAGGATGTGTACTAGGTGCACTAGCACTGATCTGATATCTGTCGTTAAAATCACTAACAAGTGTTTGTGCATTACTTACACCTGTAGAGTCTACAACAACTCTGTGAAATGTGTAGGTATGTAATGTAGATGTTGTTTCTACTAATACACCTAGCCCAGCATTTAATGTAGAGCTAGCTGTCATACCATTAATAGTAATTGTTGCATTGCTGCTGACGTTACCATTTGCTATTGTAGCCACACCACTACCATTAGCAGTAAGGTTAGCTGCTAAAGCTTTGATACTAACAATCGTACCAGCTCCATCATTGATGTCAGGGTTGGCGTCTGGAAAGTTGTTTTCGTTAGGTATGGGTACAAAACCACCTACCTCTGTTACGACTTCTACAATACGCTCATTGACAGCTTGAGCTGATGGTATTTGTACATCAGTTGCACTACCACCAATCGTTGTAACTATGCTCTTACCATCTAGTAGGTTAAGTTCAGTTGTAGATGCAGTAACACCGTCAAGTACTTCTACTTCAGCCTGTGTTAAATCAGCTAAGGCACTAGCAGTACCACTACCCATTGTACCAAGCTCTGTAAGCTCAGAGTCTAGTGGTTGCTTACCGTCTAGCTGTGGTTGTATAGAGCTACTCACTCCATCAACATAATTGATTTCTGCTGTAGATGCTGTCACACCGTCTAGCAAATTTAATTCTGTAGTGTCAGCTGTGACACCATCTAATTTATTTATTTCAGCAGTAGATGCAGTTACACCATCTAATATGTTTAGCTCTGCTGTGTCTGCTGTAACTCCATCAAGTTTGTTAATTTCGCCTGTAGTAGCTGTAACACCATCTAGTATGTTTATTTCTGCTGTAGTAGCAGTTACACCGTCAAGTAAATTTAGCTCTGATGTGGTTACAGTTGCATCATCTAAGATTGCTAATTCAGTTGTAGTCAGGTTATTGATAGTACCAGTTGTAGATATGTTCTGACTACCAAAGTCAGGACTTACCTTTGTACCGGCTATAGCTGCTGACGCATTAATGTCAGCATTGACTATAGTTCCGTCTGCAATATCTGTAGAAGTAACTGTTCCGTCAGCAAGCATAGTGCTCGTGACGGTTCCAGTATCTCCAGTTGTTATAACTGTACCTGTTACGTTAGGTAAAGTGATTGTTCGATCTGCCGTAGGGTCAGCTACTGTTAGTGTAGTTTCATGTGCATCATCAGTTGCACCTTCAAATACTATGTCAGCATCTTCACCTAAGTTAAAGTTACCGGTCATAGTACCACCTAAGGTACTAAGATAACGACCGTTAACTTCCTGTGTTACATA